GTTCCTACTAGTGTCATTCCACCAGCAGAAATTGCTACTCCTGTTCCAAGTGTTGCTGCATCATGTACCTTAGCACCTGAAATTTCAGTTGTAGATACAGTTAATTTTGCGATTTCGCCTGGAAGGTATGAATCCTTGTCAAACTTTGCTGTGTACTTGTTTACTGCTTGACCACAACGTGCATCAAACTCATTTGAGTAGATTACGCTTAGATCTGCAAGTGTATGCTTAATCCGTACCTTAGTTGAACCTGATGTAGCAGCACATGTCCATCCACCAGTTTGCACTACTGTAGCAGATGATGCTCCAGCAACAGAAACGGCAGTTACCTGTCCGTTATACTTTGCAGTATCAGCAGTTGGAGTGATTCCAGCAAGTTGATTTCCAGAAACATCCTTGACTAAAAAGTCATATGTTCCTGTACGTGTTCCGCCTGCTTGGGCAATGTCTTCACCAGAAACTACAATAGATGCAGCCTGTCCAGTAAATGTAATTGACTTAGTTGTTAATACTGTTCCATTGTATGAAACTGTGATTGTTGTTGCAACTGGCTTGTTCTCATTAGCAGTACCCTGTTTAATGTGAAGAACACCACCTACGCCGTTCTTTGCAGCAAATGAAACTTGTGTGCTTGGAGCACCATCCCATGCAACAACTGCTCCACCTGTAGCGGATGCTTGTAGAACACCATTCGTTGCAAGTGTGGCATCATATCCGTCTTTTGCAAGAACGTTTACATATCCTGTTCCACCATTTACAACTATTGTTGATCCAGTAACGTCTACGCTAGAAGCAAGAGTTCCTTGTGTTGCTGTATCTTGAACACGACCAAAACTGTTTGCTACAGAAAGAATATCTGTTTTTGCAACAGTTCCAGCATAAATTGTCTTGATATCAATAACAGAAATTGCTGCTCCAACTTTTTTCTTTTGAGTTACTGTAATTGTGCCTGAACCATTAACAGTTAATTTTACATTTGTTGGTAATGAAACTGCTGATGATGTTGTAGCAGTAAATGTAAATGCCTTACCTAGATTGGTAAGTGTTACGCCAGTAGGATTTGCTCCTGCTGCTGTGTAATCAGTAAATGTTGCAGGACCAGAAATTTCTAGTGAAACATTGTCATCTGCAGTTGCAGCCAAAGTATCACTTGTAGTTAGTGCAAGTACTGCATTAACTCCAGCCTCTGCTTTAGTTGTGTCTGTTAATACTGTTACTCCACGAGAACCTGCAGCCAACGAATCGGATAATACGTATCCGTTAGTTACTGCTGCTGATGCTTGAGGAATTGCAACAAAAAATGTGCTTGCTACTGCTGCAGCCGTAACAAGTGCGATCTTTTTAAATGAATTCATCTTTCTCCTTGTTTAGTTTATATTACGTTTAATTTATCAAGAAAGTCTCTGATATCTTCAGGCATTTCCTTGTTATCTAATTCTACCATAGCCCTCTGTTTCTCTGCAAGTCGTGTAGAGGAAGACCAGGTATGGATATCAATCTCAAGATTAGTATCCTTTGGTGTATGTGATATTGCTCCAAAAACAGCGCCACATACAGCATCTGCTAAGTCTTTAGATTTTTTTCTAGGGTGATCAACACGATTACCCTTCATTATTTTTAGTTCTGACATTTCTTCTAATAACAATGGAATCATAGGAATTGCAACACGCTCTTCATAAACCATCATTGCAAGATCTTCATAATGTTTTTTAGCAACAGAAACAGTATCAGTTCTTATCCCTACTGCTTTTAATTCATTTTGAATATCAAATGATTGCCAACGGTCAAAAGACACAATGCCAATATTAAAACCTTGTCTACGTAGATTAATAATCCATTGCTTTACCTCAGATAGATTTACTGGACCTTCTGATTTTGGTTCCCACCATGCAACTGCATCTACTATTACGATTGGGGCTACTTGTTCATAATCTTTAATCACCTGAATATTTACCCATTTATCTACGTGGGCAATTGCTACCGCACACTTATCGTGTTTTTGTGCAAGGTCAGCGTGTATGTAATAAACTTTATCTGGATTTGGTTTAAAGTTTTCTGAAAATCTTCTAAAACTATCAATTGGGTTTGATAATGTCATACATTTTATTAATTTATCTTTTTGTTTAAAGAACGCATCTGATGAGTATGTTGGTGTACATAAAAAACGCATCATTGCATCACCAAGGTCTGTAAGAAATGCAATTTTAAAATCATCAATTTTGCGTGTTGGATTTACTTCCCATGTTGGACGCTTAAGTGCTAATATTTTTGGAATTTTATAAGAAAGAATATGGTCTTCTTCCCAAGTTATTTCAAATTCATTATCTGGACCTTCTGGAAGTTCTTCATTAATAATAAATTTATGTCTGCGTTCAATTGTTTCTTTTTCTGCAATAACAGAATCGTATCTTTGAGAAATAAAGTCACCTTGATATCTTGGGAATGAAAGCAAAACAACTTTACCAAGATCTGGAAAACGAGAATCTACGGTACCGCGAAATGCTTTATAAATATTGTCAGCAGTTTTTCCTTGTTCATTGCCTGTATTATTATCAGAAGCAAAACCAGAAATTTCGTCAAGAACTGCAAGAAACAAGTTTAAACCTTCGTGTGATTCTCTTTCTGAGTGTCCAGAGTAAACTGTAATTGCTTTGTCAAATTCAATGGAGTCTGCTTTTGGATTATATTTTCCAGCAAACCAAGGAGACTTTTCAATTTTAGTTTTAAAACCTTTAAAGAAAACATTCTTAGCCTGTTGTGCGTTAATAGCAACGTTAATAATATCTATAGCATCTCCAGATGGTTTTCCGTAATATGATGCTGGATCTTTAAGACATAATAGTTTATATACTACATATGCACAGGCTACTGTTGATACAAAATCTTTTCCGCTACCCTTGCCAAGTTGAAGAATAATTTCATTTTTTGTATATTTATTAAAATAGTTTAATCCTTCTACGCTTCCATAAAGTTCTTGTAAATCTTCTTTACGATATATTTGACTCATTGCCTCAACAATATCGTATTGAACTGAAGATAATTGTGGCTGACCTAAATACTCTGGAGATTCAACAAATGTTTTTGCATCAACTGGTTTTTCAACAAAATGATTCTCTTTAAGAACTTCAAAAAACTCATTGAACATCGTGGACAACCGTAATCACTTCACCTTCTTTGGCAATAGCCGAAAGCCTTTGCATAATAATATCACGAACTTCTGGATGAGATGATGCAATATCTCTAAGTATTCCAACAAGAACTTCTTGTCTACGTTCAATTTCAACCATCTCTTCTGCAAGTTCTTTATTCTCAAGAAGTCCAGCCTTTTGTAACATGTCAATTCTTTTAGATTCAATATCCATAACAAGTTTAATTCCTGCAGTTTTTGCACTAAGGTTATTTGTTAAACTTGATTCATCAATAACTTCATAGGCTTTTGTAATAAGTTTTGTGTAATGTGTATCTGCGCCAACAAGTGCTTCTTTAGCACGAGCACGAATGGCATCATTTGCAGAAGCCATAACTTTCCACTCATTAATTAATTGAACAACACGAGTACGTGGAATGTCAAGTTCTTTTGAAATAACTGTTGGATCATTACCTTTTAAATACTCGGTTACAACAGTATTAACTTGATCTAAATGTTCTACTAAATCTTTTTCAGTTGACATTTTTTTCCTTTGCTATTTTAAGCAAAACCAAGTATCCAATAAGATCATCAATATCGTTGTCTCCAACGTACTCAGTGCCCTTCATTAATCTACTTAACTTATCATCAATTCTAACTCTAAGTTGTTCTGCTGGATCTGCCTTGCTAAAAATTCTAACAGGATCTAGTGCAGAATCTCCATATGCAATATTTTTTTCAATAAGCATTTGCGCTATTGAATGACACGTTTTCCAAATTTCATTACCAGATGGTGCACCAATAGAGTTTAAATATAAGTCTTGACAACTAAATTCTGCAACGTCTGCAAACACTGGGTTTAGTTTCATCGCTTAGACTTTCTCAATCCAAACTTTGCAAGGTAGACATAAACAGTTTCCACGGTACATCCACACTCCTTTGCAATTTCTTCTGGAGTCTTTTTATCCATAATATATCTCTTACGCATAAAAATCTCTGATGTATATAGTTTAGCAGCCATAGTGTTATTTGTCAACTTCTGTTTCAGAAATGTCATAATCGTATGCATTTGAGTCTTCTAAAACCCATTTATCGTAACTTTCAACGTCCCATTTATTTGTATTTATAAGTCTTTGTATTACTAGATCTTTTTTGGTTACAAATGATGGTTCTTTTAATCTAATGCGATTATTAGGCTGTACCGCAAAATTGCCATCATCTCTTTGAATAACATGGCCACATTTGTGTTGCCCTGGACTTTCTGAGTATCCATCATCTAAAATATTGCTTTCTGGATTATGCCAATCCAAAGTAAATAAATATTTTCCACCAACATTATTTTTATTTCTATCTATATAGGACATTCTCATATTACTTAAATTCTCAAATTTAGTAACTGATATGTGTGGACTAAAAGAATTCCAAAGTACAAGGTTATAAATTGGTTCTTCTGGAACTCCTGGCTTAGTGCAAAATGCATTAATTGGCATTCTCCACCATATACCACCATCTTCCATTAAGAAATGAAATAGTGGACTTCTACTTTTAATACTTGATACACCAAAAATTACACACGGAAAATATTTATCATGACTATCTTCTTGATCTCTTAAAAAATTACCACGAACATAACATTCAATTGGTGGTATGTTTGCATTTAACTCTGGCATTATTTACTACTCCTTGTCATAGTTTTAAGTTTATCCCAAAATCCTCCAGGATTTCCTTGATAAACCTGTCCAGTTTCACGATCTATTAATAGCCATTTTTCTGGAGATAATGTTTTTACAATTAAAGAAACTTCATTTTCTTCTTCATTAAAAACAAAAGTATTTCTATTCATTATTTCCTATTGCTTTATCCCAATTATTAATAGCCCAATGACCGATACCACAAGCGTCAGCAACGTCATTATCGTTAATAATTTTATCATAGTTGATTTCAATTAATTTCATTGTCCTTTCTTTTCTAAATTGTCTTTCATATGTTTTATACCAAGAATCTGACTTTCCAGGATTTTTTGATCTAAGAAGTAATTGTTCTTCTTTAGTTAATCTCTTATTGCCAAGATAATTCTGCCAAGTAATTGGAGAGACTTTTCCAATAGTCTTGATGCCATACATTGCAGCAGCGCCTAGTAGTGCTCCTTGAACTAATGCAAGATCAGCAGCAGTTTTTGGACTATTCATAAATACTGTGTGTTCAATAACAATAGCATCTGTTTCTATTACAGCATCAAAATATGCTAATGTTTTTCTTGCTGCATCGCCAACTTTTTCATAAATGTCTTTACCTTGAAAATTAATTTTACCAAATTGATTTAATTTATCATCAACAAAAAGAGCATAGGCAAGGTTGTTAGTGCTAGCATCAATAGCACATATTCTTTTTGGTTTACCACTGCTGTTCATAATCAATATACCCTTTTATTTGTTTTAACATTTGGTCTACTTCTTTTTTATTTACATTGCAGTTAGGACAAAAACCAGAATCATTATATATTGAAAGTTTTTCTCCACAACCACCAATACAAAGTCTTTTCTTTCCTATTCTTTTTTGTCTGCGAGTTATTTGATACCTTTCGGCTATCTTTATTTTGGTGGCTTCTTCTCTACAAATATCTCCACAGTAAATTTGATAACTTACTTTAGGCTCAAAGTTATTATCGCATTTTTCACATAGTTTCACTTAACCCCTCCAGGGACTTAAGTTTTATTACTCCAGTTCCAGCATCTGCACAAGCCTGTTGAATTGGGCATGTTTTACAGACTTTAGAGTTTGAGCGATAATTTTTTGTAGGTAGTGTACGATCTACCCAAGCCTTGCGAACATCACGCATCCATTGAAATGTGTTATCAATCCATTGACGATAGTAATCATCTACTTGAACTGGAAGAACTAATAACTCATGATTATTTTTATTTTCATAAATTAGAACTCCTTTTTTCTTTCCAAGAATTTTCATATAAATAAGCAATTGAATAAGATGCCCAAGTTTTGGTTTCATAGAATTTTTACGATATTCAAATCCTTCATTAAGCATTGTTTTAATTTCACCAACAATGTCTTCGCCTTCCCATTCAATCATGGCATCCCCATAGCCAAAGATTGGTGGATCATCATATCTAATTTTAAATTCTGTTGTTGGCTGGTTGTCGTCATCTTTAAATATTTTTGCTACTCCAGCATTCATCATGGCTTCTTGAATTCTTCCATGTGAAAGAGTTCCAGCAGTCATATTTGCTGCACCGTATGCATCTGCATTATCTTCAAACGTTGCGCCGTCAAATGCTAAATACCAGTATCTTGGACACTCTCCATGGCTGTATGCAATTGTTGATGGAGCAAAAGTTTTCTTTGTCTGAAACTTTGGTCCACGATTAATAACGTATCCAGATTTTATTTTTTCAATTAAAGCATCTGAATCAAGTATATTGTTCTTATTAGAAACACTTTTTATCATAACGCTCTGTAATAAATTTTTTGTCATTTTTATCCCTTGTT